TGGTCGGCGATTATTCCGGCATGAAAGGCGGGGCTTTGGGAAAGGCGATGCAGATTGCCAGAACCGAATCACATAGAATCACCAACGAAGCAACACATGACGCACAGACGAAAGCGAAAGAAAACGGTGCAGACATTGTCAAACAGTGGGACGCAACTATTGACCGGCGAACACGTCCGGATCATGCACATCTTGACGGTCAAATCAGAGAAATTGATGAAGAATTTGAAGTTAACGGGCATAGGGCGTTATATCCGGGCGCGTTTGGCGTTGCTTCGGAGGATATCAACTGCCGTTGTGCTGTCCTTCAGCGGGCGAAATGGGCGTTGGATGAAGAGGAACTTCAAATTTTGAAAGACCGTGCTGAATATTTCGGGCTTGACAAGACAGAAGATTTTGAAAATTTTAAGAAAAATTATCTATCCGCAAATCTTGAAAAACCGAGAAAAAATGATATAATATCTATGAGATTAAACTCAAGAGCTGATCCTATGGCTGACTACTACGGTTCGGGATATAAGTCAAATCCGAAAGAAATTGAACTTTTTAAAAAAGAAATCGCTGATTGCGGTGTTGAGCTTATAATTCCTGATGCTGAAAAATTAGGGTATGAGCCGGGTTTTGTTAGAGGGCAACCGGGACGAATTATAATATATAAGAATGCAAGTTACAGTGCATGGTGTCATGAAATGCAGCACTTAAGAGATGACAAGGCAGACGGCTGGGGCGGATTTCGTGTATTAGCAGATCCGGACGAACATTATAGACGAGAAGTGAGGGCTTACAATGCAGAAATCAGTATTGCAAAAAAACTCGGCAATAACGAAGTTGTTAAGCAGCTTTTAACTAACCTTGAAGAGGAAAGGCGGCGCATATACAATGAAATTTAATCATGAACTCTTAAACAAGTGCAAAGAAGGGAATAAAGAGGCGATTAATCGCGCTCTTTCTGCTGCCGGAGCAATATACAGAATAAATGGCATTTTTAATGCAGTGATTCACAAAGTAACCGCTGATGATACCGTTTCAATAATAAAAAGTCTGAAAACAGATGATATAGAAGTCAGCGGATACAGTGTAGGTCAAATTGCGTTGGCGGCACTTGATGTGCTCAATATTGAGCATTATTCAGGCGATGATAAAAAAGTTCATGCGCTTATAGCTTCTAAGTTTGCCTTTTTAATTTCTTAGTTAAAAAAAACGATAACATCGTAATGGACAACTTCTTTGCAGGCTTGAGAGCAGCTGCAAAACAGTTAAAGGACGCTGAATAAGCGTCTTTTTTATTTAAAAGAAAGGGTGATTAAATGAGTACGATTAATGTATCGTGTGTTGATCAAGTGTTGAATTTTACCAATATGCCCGTTATTGCTTCGGGTGACGTGAATGCAGATAAAATTAACTTCACATTTGATTCTGCTTGGAACGGTTACAGTAAAATATGTGTTTTTTATCGGCAGAAAGACGATTATTTTTACGGAATTATTGATGGGGACGGCAATGTAACCGTCCCCGCAACACTTTTAGCAGCTCCGGGAAAGATCACTTTCGGAGTTTCCGGCTATAAGGACACAACCGTAAGAACGTCAAATGTTCTGTCGTATGCGATTGTAGAAGGCGCATATACCGCCGTCGCAACGGACGATTATGCTTATGTTAATTTGGGGGATATCGAAAGCAAATCAAACAAAATCACGGAATTTCCGGACAGCGGAAGCCCGCCTGACGAACAGTACCCGAGTGCAAAACTTTTGTATGACGCTTATGTGGAACTGACAGAAAACAACGAAAGCATCAATACAAGTCTCACTAACATCGGTATGTTGCTTAGAGATAAAATCGCTGTTCTTGACACATTCCCGACTACACAAAATCAATTGCTTCTTGCATATTCAACCAAACCGCTTTTCATTTATTCGGGGTCTACGTCAGGTAATGCAATAAACGGACACATCTACGAAATAACACGGAGCGGAACGATTCCCAATTTTACTTATACTGTAACAGACACAGGGATTAATGTCGGATCCGGCGGAGATATCAACGGAAAAGAGGATAAATCAAACAAAATCACGGAATTTCCGGACAGCGGAAGCCCGACTGACGAACAGTACCCGAGTGCAAAACTTTTGTATGACGCTTATGTAGAACTGACAGAAAACAACGAAAGCATCAATACAAGTCTCACTAACATCGGTACATTACTTAGAGATAAAATTGCGATTCTTAACACATTCCCGACTACAAGCGCACAGCTTTTTGTAGCTTATGCAAGTAAGCCTATTTTTATTTATTCGGGTTCTACGTCAGGTAATGCAATAAACGGACATATTTATGAAATAATAAGAAACGGCACTCTCGGTAACTACACTTATACTGTGACCGATACAGGGATTAATGTTGATTCGACAGGGGGTTCAGCAACACTTTCCAAAATATGGGTTGCTCTCGGCGATTCAAAAACTGATTTTGACAATAACGGTGTTAACAGACCCGATAATTATCCGTATTGGATTCAACAGAGAAACCCGAAGATCACATTACAGAATCTTGGTTCCGCGGGCGGTATGATAACAAATGAACGTGTTGCAAGCGCGGGAAGCTCGACGATCCTTTATCCCAGCATTTACACCAAAGCAACACAGATAACGGGAACGCCTGATATAATCACAGTCGCGGGCGGTTATAACGATTGGAACTGGGCTGTTACACTGGGTACTTTTACAACCGATATATCAGGATATGATACAAGTACAGCAGCAAACGTCCCCAGTTCGGGAGCTACATTCCCGCTTAAAAACACATTCTACATGGGCGTATTCAGGCTTGCGAAGTATTTAACGGAACGATTCCCGACAACGCCTATATTGTGGATTACTCCGTTTCCGACGACATCTAAAAACAACGGCGGTGCTAACGGATGGAATGTATGTCTGCCTTTGTCAGATTATGTGCAGGCAATAAAAGATGTTTGTGCATATTTTTCAATTCCCGTCTGCGATATATACACAGCTGGCGGGCTTACACCGTTCACATCGTCAAATTTAAGTACGTATTGGCGTAATTCTGACGGTGTTCATCCGAACGGCGAGGGGTCGAAAATATATAGTTATAAAATTGAACGCATGATGCGACAAACATATCAGGACTGGGGTAAAACATGGTAAAGGGGTGATTGCATGAGCAGAACAATCATACGAAATATAACAGTCTCGGACGATCCCATATTAGCCGCGAACGAAATGGGATATGACAGCATCAATAAGTTATTAAAAATCGGCAACGGCACATCGAAATGGTCGCAGTTGTCGGCAATTCAAACAGGAGGTTCAGAAGAAATGGCAATAATTATAACAGGGGGCGTAAAGCCTTCTACAACTACTACATTGGTTATTGATGGATATGAGTGTACGAGTATGCCTAAAGCTGCGTTTGTGTATTTTGGGGGCGATCAGAATGCATTATCAACAGCATCAGAAATCAAACCGCTCACAATTTTATTGATTGATGGTGATTGCACCACCGGCTCTGTAAATGCTTCGAACAAATGGCAGCCGAGTTCATTAACTGCCGAGATTAAAGATAAGCACTTAACATTCACAAGTATAAACGCACTGACTTTTAGTACCAGTGACCAGTATTATTACAAGTTAATTTACTAAAAACGGAACTGAAATCGGTTCCGTTTTTTACATGCCCTGAACATGGCATTTAAACTGTTCTGAATATGCCCCGATCACGGCGTTTAAACTGATTTTTGACACCGGAGACACCGGATATAAAAACACAGTCAAAGAAAGGACAAGGACATGGAATTTTTAAAAGAAATTTTGGGTGATGAACTGTACAAGCAGTTTGAAACGGTTGTCAATGCCTATAACAGCAACGAAGCAAACAAAGACAAGCAGATCAAGCTTGGAAACCTTGCTTCCGGTGAATATGTCGGAAAAGGCAAATATGACGCACTTCAGACATTGCTTGACGGAAAGACAACCGAACTTGATACGGCGAACGATCTTATTGCCGATCTTAAAAAAGGCACAAAAGGCGACGATGAACTTCAAGGCAAAATCACCGGTTATGAAACACAGGTAGCAGATCTTCAAAATCAGCTTGCCGAAACAAAGTTAAAATCGGCAATCAAGGTTGCGCTTCTTTCCGAACATGTTTCCGATGTTGATTATGTGACATATAAGCTTGAAAGCAAGCTGAAAGAAGAAAACAAAACGCTTGAACTTGACGAAAACGACAACATCAAGGGGTGGAATGATCTTCTTTCCGGGCTTAAAACCCAGCTTCCGATGCAGTTTGAAACGTCAACTTCAAAAAAAGTTGAAGAAAACAGGCTGCCCGACAACCATAATGAAAACAAACTTACCCGAAGTGATATTTTAAAAATGCCGTACTCCGAAAGAGCAAAATTCCAGTCGGAGAATCCGACAGAATATGAATCTATCATGAAATCTTAAAAAGCGAGGTAAAAAAATTATGGCTACTACTATGATGAAAAACATGATCAATCCCGAAGTTATGGGCGATATGATCACGGCAAAAATTGAAGCCCTTTTGAAAATCACGCCGTATGCAAAGCTTGACACTACGCTTCAGGGCGTTCCCGGAGACACAAAGACCGTTCCTTCGTGGAAATACATCGGTGACGCTGAAGACGTTGCAGAGGGCGCAGAAGTTGATCTTACCGAAATGCACACCGACAGTGAAACTTTCACAATCAAGAAAGCAATGAAGGCTGTCGGACTTACACAGGAAGCAATTAACAGCGGTTACGGCGATCCTGTCGGTCAGGCAGAAACGCAGCTTGCAAAATCAATTGCCGGTAAGGTCGATAATGATGTTTTCGCAGCCGCTCTGAAATCCTCTGTCGGCAGCGGTGACGGTTCTTCACAGATAAGCTATTCCGGCGTTGTAGACGTTGTTGATGCGTTCAACGAGGAAGACATTACCGAAAAGGTCATGTTTGTTCACCCGAAGATGATTACAAAGTTAAGAAAAGACAACGAATTTATTTCCGCTGACAAGTACAATAACAACGTCATGGTCAACGGTGAAATCGGTATGATTTGTCAGACGAGAATTGTTCCTTCAAAGAAAGTTCCTCTGATCGAGTACACCAAAGAAGCTACTTCGGGAACGGGCGTTGTAAAAGTTGTCGCTTCCGGTGCGTCTACCGGTGAAGCAAATCTTGCAGACGTAAAGGACAAGAACGTTTGGGACGCAACTGCAAAGGCAGTTGTAAAGCCTGATGTTGATATGTACATCAAGGCAGTTACTAACAACTATTATCTTTGCCCGTGCCTGAAACTTGAACCTTCCGATGGAGAAACGGAGTTTACCGAAACTGAACTTCCCGCGGTTACTATTTTCCTGAAAAAGGACACGCAGACTGACACGGAATGGAAGCCCAGAACACAGACGCACGAAATTACCACGGCGAAGTATTACGGCGTTGCGCTTACCAACGAAGCAAAAGTTGTTGTTGCTAAATTCAAGGCGTAAGGGGGATAACCCTTATGATTATTACTGTTGACGAACTTAAAACGTTTATAACAACAGACAAAAACGATACAGCCCTTCAGGCAATGCTTGAAGGGCTTGAAGCTTTTATTGTTAAATATACGAACAACGACTTTAAAAACCGTTCTACCGGGCTTGCAGACTATCCGGCAAGTATTAAAACGGCGGTTGTTGACATAATGGCGTGGAAGTTAAGAAACGAAGCGTTAAACAGTGCTGACGGCACAAGCAAACCGGTTCAGTCTGAAACAATATCCCGTCATTCCGTTACTTATGCAACAGACGCGACGGAAAGCGATATTGACTGCCGAACAGGGCTTCCGAAGAAATACACAGCCGTTTTTGATTTATACAAACGAGCGAGGTTTTGAGCATGAAACAAATCGGCGGAAACATAACCGCATTTTTACAGCTGAAAACCGGCACTGTCAGAAATGAAATCGGTGAAGCCGTTGGGCAGTGGACAACAATGCACACGATAACAGGCTTCTTGGATCTGTCTTCCGGCGATTCCAGATATTCCACGTATGACGCTAAAATTCAGGAATCCACGCACATTTTTATTTGTGATTATCTTGCACTTGATGAGCGAATAAAAGCCGAAAACAGCCGTTTAATGCTGAACGGTAAAACATATGACATCATGTTGATTGATGATCCTATGGAGCTTCACAGACAGCTTGAATTCTATCTTAAGTACACGGGAGGACAGTAATGGCAGATGTTGAATTTAATTTTGAGGACAACCGAGTCGAAATTAAAAGAGCAATAAGCGATGCAATCGGAGCTGTTTTACTGGAAATCAGTAGTGAAATAGTGTCGAAAGCTGCGCGAAACACACCGGTTGACTCCGGGCAGCTGAAAGGTTCATGGAAAGCTAATGTCGATGAATACAAAGGTGAAGCCGTCATCGGAAGTCCGCTTGAAAACGCGTTATGGAATGAATTCGGAACCGGTAATTATGCTTTAGAAGGTAAAGGAAGATTAACACCCTGGTATGTTCCCGTTGACGGTTACACCGGCACGAAAAAACCGACATACAACGGTCAAGTTATTATTGTTTACGGTAAGGACGGAAAAGCATTTTACAAAACCAATGGTAAAAAACCGCAAAGAAGTCTTCAAAAAGCCTTTGATTCCACAAAGAAAAAGGCACAAAAGGCACTTGAAAACAAACTGAAAGGACTGAAATAGATGACATCGGCAGCACTTAAATTCATAGATGATCAACTCGCGGGCATGAATGTAAATTATGAATTCGGCAGCTGGACGGATGACAATATTCCGGATCCTTATTTTGTCGGAGAGTACAACGAAGTTGACGGTTTTGAACGTGAAGAAAACGGTCTTCAGGAAACGACATTTATTTTGACGGGAACGGGCAAAAGCTGGATCGGACTTCAGACCGCAAAAGAACGAATTGAAACATTAACTTCAAAAACAGCGATTCTTCCGAACGGAAACGGGATCGCTGTTTTTTATGAATCTGCACTGATCGTTCCCACAGGGGATGCAGAGCTTAAAAGAATACAAATCAATCTTACAATTAAAGAATGGAGAGTGAATTAACATGGCATTAGGCGATGAATTCAAAAGTTCCGGTATCACTTCCGAAACGCCGAAAACAATCATGCTTGGAGCGGGTACAATCCACAAGGGACTTGTTTTCGGCTATACGGTTCTGAAATCGCAGCCTTCGGACTGGACAACGGGATATGCAAATTATTACTCCCGCAGCGGATCAGAGGGAAATTACAATTATACAGCGTTAAACGAAACAACCGAATGGGCTGCAGACACCTATTACAAGAAGGGTTGGAATTTCGATGAATCTCTGATTTGCGCAACGTCCGGCGGTTCAAAAGTGTCGATTGTTCCCGAATTTTACGACATTCCGGTTGACGGCGCACTTGTTAAAGTTAAGGGACTGACTGTAAAAACGGGCGAAACGGCAGCAATGGAGATCAACCCCATCGAGCTGACACCGGAAATTTTGAAAATGGCTTTAATCGGGGACGAAGCAGTTTCCGCAACTGCCGCAGGTTACAGCGAAATCACTTCA